TTCTGAGGAGATTAAAAAGAGTGGCGGTTCTTTAAATATGGAGCAGATGATGAAATTGATGGGGCAGTAATGACGTTATAAACTAATTTGAAATACACGAACATAACCAATACTAGAAACATTGTTAGTTTTAAACGGCGCTCCAATCGCAACTCTATCACCAACAGCGTTCATTGAAACCGAATAGCCCGATTGATCACCAGCCACTTTTCCATCAATATCTCCGCATAATATTGTCCAACTCGCTCCATTCCAACCATATACGCGAACATGACCAGCATCCGTTCTTTCGTACCAAGATCCGTTTGCATCGTTATATCGCGCTCCAATCACAACTCTGTCACCAACAGCGTTCATTGAAACTGAACGGCCCGATTGATCAGTAGCCGCTTCTCCATCAATATCGACTCCTAACTGCGTCCAAGTACCAGATTGCAGCTCGTATACGCGAACATGACCAGCAGTAGAACCATTTCCATTGTTAAACGGCGCTCCAATCGCAACTCTATCACCAGCGGCGTTCATTGAGACTGACCAGCCCGATTGATCACCAGCAGCTTCTCCATCAATATCGACTCCTAACTGCGTCCAAGTACCAGACTGCAGTTGATATACGCGAACATGACCAGCATCTGTTTTTGTTTTACCTACATCATTATTAGTTGCTCCAATCGCAACTCTATCACCAGCGGCATTCATTGAGACTGAAGAGCCAAAATAATCATTAGCCGCCTCTCCATTGATATCTACGCCTAACTGCGTCCAAGTACCAGATTGCAGCTCGTATACGCGAACATGACCAGCACTAGAACCATTTCCATCATTACCAGGCGCTCCAATCGCAACTCTATCACCAGCGGCGTTCATTGAGACTGACCAGCCCGATTGATCATTAACCGCCTCTCCATCAATATCGATTCCCAACTGCGTCCAAGTACCAGATTGCAGTTCGTATACGCGAACATGACCCTTATAATTTAAATTATTAGGCGCTCCAATCGCAACTCTATCACCAGCGGCGTTCATTGAGACTGAATAGCCTGATTCATCATTAGCAGCTTCTCCATCAATATCGACTCCTAACTGCGTCCAAGTACCAGACTGCAGTTGATATACGCGAACATGACCAGCATTTGTTCTTAGTCCATTTGCATCATTCAAATGCGCTCCAATCGCAACTCTATCACCAGCGGCGTTCATTGAGACTGAATAGCCTGATTCATCATTAGCAGCTTTTCCATTAATATCCACTCCTAATTGATATATTGATGTTCTATTGCCGATTAAATAATCATAATATACGCGAACATGACCCCAATTGCCAATAGCGTTACCTGCCTTGTTTCCAGTCGCTCCAATCGCAACTCTATCACCAGCAGCGTTCATTGAAACTGATCTGCCCGATTGATCACCAGCCGCTTCCCCATTAATATCCACTCCTAACTGAGTCCAAGCTGCTCCATTCCAACTGTATATGCGAACATGACCAGAATTAGATCCTCTTCCATCGTTTCCAGTCGCTCCAATCGCAACTCTATCACCAGCAGCGTTCATTGAGACTGAAACGCCTGAACTATCACTAGCCGCTTCCCCATCAATATCCACTCCTAACTGAGTCCAAGTACCAGATCGCAGTTCATATATGCGAACATGACCAGCGCTAGAACCGTTTCCACCGTTTCCAGTCGCTCCAATCGCAACTCTATCACCAGCAGCATTCATTGAAACTGAAACGCCTGAACTATCACTAGCCGCTTCCCCATCAATATCCACTCCCAACTGCGTCCAAGTACCAGATCGCAGTTCATATATGCGAACATGACCAGCGAACGCTCTTAGTCCACCTACACTATTTCCATTCGCTCCAATCGCAACTCTATTACCAGCAGCATTCATTGAAACCGAATAGCCCGATTGATCACCAGCAGCTTCTCCATCGATATCCACACCTAATTGCGTCCAAGTACCAGATTGCAGTTCGTATACGCGAACATGACCAGCATCTGTTTTTGCTCCACCCACATCATTATTACGCGCTCCAATCGCAACTCTATCACCAGCAGCATTCATTGAAACCGAATAGCCCGATTGATCACCAGCAGCTTCCCCATCAATATCCACTCCCAACTGCGTCCAAGTTGTTCCATTCCAACTGTATACGCGAACGTGACCAGCTCCATTTCTTGCTCCACCTACATCGTTGCCCCACGCACCAATCGCAACTCTATCACCAGCAGCGTTCATTGAGACTGACCAGCCCAAATAGTCAGTAGCCGCTTCTCCATCAATATCCACTCCCAACTGCGTCCAAGTACCAGATCGCAGTTCATATATGCGAACATGACCAGCATCCGTTCTTGCTCCATCTACATCGTTTGCATTGCCTCCAATCGCAACCCTATCACCAGCAGCGTTCATTGAAACTGAAACACCGAATAGATCACCAGATGCCTCTCCATCAATATCTTGCCCCAATTTTAAAAATCTATTATTTACAATAGAAATCTTGTTCGTATTAAAATTATTAAATTTTTTAAAAAATGACATATTCTTAATATCTTAAGAAAAGAATCCTAAAGACCCCAATATGCGGAATGAATTATTTCCCGTTTTGAATGCAGTTATAGAATAAACATTAGTTGCATTTGGCGCTCCAGATGGAAAACCACCACCACCAGCCCATATTACAGATCTTGCAGTTCCATCTATATTTACTCCAGTTAAGGCATAAGGGGTTGCAACATTAGTATGCACAAGACTTACCGAAAGGCTATTGTTTAGTGGCAATAAACTATCAAAAGTGCAAGAAGAGCTACCTCTTAAATTTATATAAAAATTACTAGTTGAATTCCCAGTATAAAATAAAGTAGAATTGGGTATAACATCAAAATTAATTAAATTAGTATTGATGACACTAGAAGGCGTAAAGGTTTCATAAATAGTATTAACTCCACTAGATCCACCGCCGCCACCAAACGTTCCAGTTTGACCCGTAGTTACATAGCAGTTACGTGCGTAGCCAGTTGTTTCGTAGACGCCCGTCTGACCCGTAGTAACATAGCAGTTGCGTGCGTAACCAGTCGTTTCGAATATGCCAGTTTCAGAACATAGAGCAAACACACCAGATTGTATTTTACTTGCATCGATTGCTGCGCTTCCAGATATATCAGAATTTGTAATTAAACTCGCTTTACTTTGCGTAACGCCATTGATGACTTTAACCAATCCAGAACCTCCAACCGAAGGAACTGTCGTATGTATATGAGATGGCGTATCGCCGCCAAAATAAAAAGTAATTGAATGATTATTATTCAAAGCCCTAGCCAACAACTCTACATACAATCTATCATTAGTAGATAAAGTCGTTTGCGGCAAAATAACAGATGCGGCATATTGAGATACTGCAGCATCATCATATGTGTAGACATCGTTTGACGTAGCTAATAAAGTAGGAGAATTTGATCCATCGTATTTGTAAACTTTTATTTGAAATAATACGTCTGTTGGGCTATTGCTTGAAGCCCAAATATTAAAATCAAATAAACCAGCAGGAATCGCTTCCACGCTTGGGTCTAAAACATCAGTAACAAAACCGACAATAGACTCAAAACTTGTTAATAAGTTTGTTTTTTGTATTGCAAGTTGACTGGAAACTCCGCTTCTTCCTAATTCAAATGTTCCAGAAATAGAAGCGGGTAAATTTGCAGTTGGAGAGTCTGGGGCTACATTATTATTAAAATAATAAATTAATCCACCTCCACCATTGCCACCAGCAGGAATATCACCTGGAACCCAAGAAGTACCATTGAATTGTAGAGTTTGACCATTTATTGGAGCAGCGTTTGATACTGGATATCCTTGTATTTTGCAAATTAAAGCGTTATTGGAACCAGCGATAATGCAAACATCTCCAGTGATTGTGGGAATTTGTGATGATAAAAGATATCCATTACTTGTGCTTGCAAACACGCTAGTAAGCGTACCCGTTTGAGTGGCTGTGACGTAATCGCCAGTAGGAGCAAACACGCTAGTAAGCGTACCCGTTTGAGTGGCTGTGACGTAATCGCCAGTAGGAGCAAACACGCTAGTAAGCGTACCCGTTTGAGTGGCTGTGACGTAATCTCCTCCAACAGCAAATGCGCCAGTCATTGATGTCGTTATGAAAGAGCCAGTCTGCCCAGTGGAAACATAACACGCTGATCTTTCTACAGTAAAATAAAGATTATTGATACCTTCAGCCACTGAATCCGAAGTTCCAGGGGATGCAAAAATTTCTACGTATTGAGATCCGCCCCATCTCCAGAAACTGTTGCATCCAGAAACTATATAAACATAATTAGAATTACCGTTTTGATTGCAAAAATCCTGAACACAGGCAAATCCAACAATCTCATCGACATAAGATGGTAGATATTGAGCTGGCACTTGTCCACAAACCGTTTGGACGTAATTGCCAGTTGGTGCGAATGTGTTAGCTAAAACTCCAGTTTGAGAATTAAGCACATAATTTCCAGTAGTAGCAAATACATTTGTTAAAGTTCCTGTTTGCGCGGCTGTAATAAAACATCCAGTTTGAGTTTTAGCGACATAACAAGCTGATCTTTGATTTGTGAAGTAAAGATTATTAATTCCTTCTGGAACTGAATCAGAAGTGCCTGGAGATGCAAAAATTTCTACATACTGTGACGATCCCCATCTCCAGAAACTATTGCAGCCAGAAATAACATAAATATAATTAGAATTGCCACCTTGATTACAGAAATCTTGTATAGATCCGAACTCTAAAATCTGATCAACATAAGCTGGTAAATATTGAGAAGGAACGAGTCCATCAACTATAATTGCGTAATTGCCACTAGGAGCGAATTCACCCGTTTGTGACGTAGTAACGTAACTGCCACTAGGAGCGAATTGGCCTGTTTGAGACGTAGTAACGTAGCTGCCACTAGGAGCGAATTGGCCTGTTTGAGACGTAGTAACGTAGCTGCCACTAGGAGCGAATGCGCCAGTGAGATCGCCAGTTTGAGAAACTGTGACGTATTCTCCTCCAACAGCAAAAGCACCAGTCATTGACGTTGTTATGAAGGAACCAGTTTCAGTTTTCGCAACATAACAAGCCGACCTTTGAGTTGTAAAATATAAATTATTAATCCCTTCCGCAACACTATCGGAAGTTCCAGGGGAAGCGAATATTTCCACGTACTTCGATCCATCCCACCTCCAAAAGCTATTACATCCAGAAACTGTATATATGTAATTTGGATTACCGTTTTGATTGCAAAAATTTTGAACACAAGCAGATCCAGTAATTTCATCAACATAAGATGGCAAATATTGAGCAGGTATTTGTCCACAAACTGTTTGTACATAATTACCTGTAGGCGCAAATGCATTAGTCAAAATTCCAGTTTGAGAATTAAATACATAATTTCCAGTAACAGCAAAAACACTTGTCAAAGTGCCTGTTTGTGCAGCCGTAACAAAACATCCAGTTTGTGTTTTGGCTACATAGCATGTGGATCTTTGATTTGTAAAATATAAATTATTAATTCCTTCTGGCACGCTATCAGAAGTTCCAGGTGACGCAAATATCTCTACATATTGCGAACTTCCCCATCTCCAAAAGCTACTGCATCCAGAAATAACATAAATATTATTAACATTTCCACATTGATTACAAAAATCTTGAATATTTCCAAATTCTAAAACATTGTCTACATAAGAAGGTAGATATTGCGCTGGCACGCGACCATCAATTATTTCTACATAATTTCCAGTGGGCGCAAATTCTCCTGTTTGAGAACTAACAATAAAATTACCAGTCTGATTAGCTAAAACATAATCTCCAGTAGGAGCAAACGCGCCTGTTTGAGATGAAGTAATGAAATCTCCAGTTTGTGAAGTTGTAACATAATTGCCGATTGATGCAAACGCTCCAGTTTGCGAAGCTGTGACATAGTCTCCAGTTGGTGCAAATACATTAATTAAATCGCCAGTTTGTGAAACAGAAACATAATTAGTTAAATCGACTCCACTTCCACCACTAAACGCACAAATCATGGAAGTGTGAATAAAATTTCCAGTTTGAGATTTAGTTACAAAATTTCCAGTTTGTGATGCAAGTGCATAGTTTCCGTTTGGCGCGAATATGTTTGCAAATATTCCAGTTTGAGAATCTTTTATGAAATTTCCTGTTTGTGTTTTTAAAACATAGCATGCAGATCTTTCATTTGTAAAATACAAATTATTTATGCCTTCTGGAATACTATCAGAGGTGCCAGGAGATGCAAAAATTTCTACATACTGAGACGATCCCCATCTCCAAAAACTATTGCATCCAGATATTACATAAATGTTATTTGGGCTTCCAGCTTGGGTGCAAAAATCTTGAATAGATCCAAATTCAAGAATGTCGTCAACATAAGAAGGTAAATATTGTGCTGGTACACGATTATCAATTATTTCTACATAATCGCCAGTAGGCGCAAATACGTTTGCAAATACCCCAGTATCGTTATTTGTTAAAAAATTGCCAGTTTGACTTGCTACAACGTAATTGCCAGTTGGTGCGAATGCGCCTGTTTGAGATGTAGTAACAAAATCACCAGTTTGACCAGTTGTAATATAACTACTTAAATCAATATTGCCACCACCACCAAACGCACCAGTCATCGATGTAGTAATAAAACTACCAGTACTACCAGTTGAAACGTACTGGGCATGATTATGATTAATTGAAGCAAAAACAGAACTTAGAACACCAGTGTCCAAATTTGCTGCTAAATTCGCTATTCCATAAGGCGTAAACTTAGATCCGTTCCAAACCGCTATATCTCCAGAACTCGCTCCAGTAAATTTAATTTTATCTAAACTAAACTTATCCCCATCGGTAATAACTGCGACTAATTCGCCCTTATCATTTCTAAAATAAATTGTTTCATCTGCAAGTTGAACATAAAGTTCTCCGCTTAATAAGCTTTCAATGTCTGGAATTCTACCAGATGTAGACGTTCTTCTTTGTAAAAATCTAAAAGGTGTAGTAGCCATGATCTATATCATACTTACACCTGAATTTAAACCAAATTAAGAAGAAATTATTTTTACCAAATCTATTTTTGCAAACCATCTCATTGGTACAGTTTCATCACCCTTTACTTTTATTTTAAGTGAGCCATCCGTTGTGTCAGCAATTGCAACTGCAGTATAAGTTAAATCAGTTCTTGCAAAAGTATTTGTAGTTGGATTACTTGGAAACATAACAGAATCATATTGTAAAGTTTCTTCAATTTGCGAAGATCTTTTTACAATTCCTTTTATTTCAAAACCAGCATATTTAGATCCACCAGCTCCGACTACATAAGCTGTAAAAAATATATTAGTATTATAATCAATTGGATAAAGAGCAGTCGAAGAATTTATTTCTAAAAATTTGTATTGATCGTCTTCGGTCGAAGTTCTCGCTGCAATTAATGAGTATTGTGAATCTCCAGCTTGTCCAAAAGATCCATTCGAAATCGTAAATTCACCATCTTGAAGAGTTGAACCAGAATTTCCAAAAGCAAAAGAATTCTGACAATTTGTTTCATTGCAATTGCCAAACGAATAAGAAAAAAATCCTTGATTAGTTAAAGTTTCATCACTAGTTCCTTGTGAAGGATTATGCAAAATCCAATTTCCACTGCGCCAACAAATTGAATCGCCTTCATTAATTGAGCCAGTATTTACATAAACAAATTTTTCATCAGCTTGTAGCTTTGTATAAAAATCATCGGTTAAATCTGCTAAAGATCCAGGCTCAAACGATTCCCCATTCCATAATGGAAAATCGCCATATTCTGCACCATACCATTTTAATTTGTTAAAGCCACTAACATCTCTATCTGTTGGAATTGACGCTAATTGATTCTGAGCATTTTTAAATAAAACAAAATTATCAGCAAGCTGCAAATATAATTCTCCATGACAAAGAGTATTAGTTTCTGGAATTCTTCCAGAAACTCTAGTTCTTCTTTGTAAGAATCTAAGTGGCTCAGACATTGCTTAATTACTCTTCGCCACCATCTACAATTCCACCATCTGGTAATGGCCCATCAAAATAAAATTGAGCTTGATCATCAAGCGTTTCTTCCGATCCAGGATCGCCAGTAGGAATAATAGGTATTTGAGTTGCGCCTCCAGCTGCGGCTGCAACAATTTGAGCTTCATAGCTCACAGACTCATATCCACCAACCTGCAATGGCTGAGATTCATAAATCGTGTATTTTGTAATCAAACCATCTAATTTCTGTTTTGATTCTTTAGCAAGATCTCGATATACTTTACCCACTTCATTTCTATTAACAAAAGAAATGCTATTGTCGCCATCAGAAACAGATAATATGTTATCTCCAGCATTAGATGTAGCTGTTATACCTCGCAAAATACTTCTAGCTTGTTTATTGTAATAATTATAAAGATAAACTTCTTTATAAATAGCTTGCTCTTCTAAACCCAAACTTGGATTCTGTCCAGAAAAATTAGTATTAATTAATGTATTTAATAAACCTAAATTTTCAGATAACCATCCAGAAATCTGACTATAATTTGCTGCGCTAGAATCTGAATCAAATTCAGAACTATATATGCCACTAGCTAATTGGCCTAATTCGCTCATTAATTAATTTCCCCCAAAATCTTTAAAGTTTTCGCGTGTTTGGGATTATTCTTGTCAAGTTTAATTTGTTGTGGAGCCTGTGGAATTAAGTTTCTTCTTGAGTTTTTTGAGTATGCTTTGAATTCCTTGACTAAAGCATTCTTTAATCTGCTTCTGTCTAAGAATGGATTTAGACCAACTCTTTGAGCAATCTTTTGAAGATCTGCGTGTGTGGCAGCTTTGATATTATCCTCGAAAACTTCTAGCTCATTTGTTCCAAATGGACTAATCTTATCAATCCCCAAAAGTAGTTCTAAGCTTTTTTGTTTTGCAATAAAATCTTTTCCATTTGTTTGTTCTAGCGAATCTATATCTTTCATATCATTATATTATAAAAAAAATGGCCGCTCTTTAAAGGAGCGGCCACTGTTTTTGAATTAATTAAGACTAGGAGCGTCTTATGATTTTACCGAAGAGTGCGCGGGTGTCGAGAACCATACGACCTTCTTCGAGAGAACCAAAGTATCCAATCTTGTTTTGGCGAATGCTGTATTGATCGTCAGCGATCAATGAGAATTCTGCGCCACTTTCTGCATCAGTTGCAACTGCACGAATCAAGGACTCGCGATTACGATTGATGCCGAGGAGCAATTCATCTCTTGTTCCAGATGTTGCGCCATTGAAAGCGTCACTACCAGTACCATCAGCTTTAGCATAAGTTGTGCTTGAAGCTACAGTATCGAAGATGTCATTGAACTTTCTGCCAACACCAAATTCATTAAAGATCAAAAGATTAACGCCATAGAAAGAAGGAACGCCAGCGCCATTGAACAATCCAACGCGAACAGAGTCAGGAGCCGCGATACCAGGGTTGCTACCATCTGGAGTTGTGGCCAATACACCTTTAGTGCTGATTGGATTGTAGGCCATTGCGCGAAGTTCTTCTTCGATTTCTGGAGAAATCATCAAGTCTGTGATTCCCATTCCAGAAACTCCACCAGCAGGAGTACCAGCGGTGAATGAAGTGAAGACCCTGCGTGAAAGAGTCAAGAGTTCGTTCATGTCTTGCAACAAGAAACGTCCTGCTGCATTGGCACGTTGAACATGCTTTTGACCATTTGTGGTTGCGTTTGCCAAAGCTGTCAAAACCAAGCTGGCGGAAGTTCTTTCTTGTTTGAAGAGAATTTCTTGAGCCATGCGGGTGAAGGTTTTGCTGACTACATCCATACGGCTCTTGGCTGCATAACGCTTATCGAAGCTGAGTGCAGAATCAAGTGTATAGGTTGTAATCTTCATTTCTTGTGTCACAGGCAATACTTGGTTGGTAGGAAGACCACCAGCTACAGATTGACTATAAACTTGAATGTAATCTTCATCGGTGATATCGTAGTACAAATCCAAAGGAATTGAAGGATTATCTTCCGAGTTGAATTGAAGAGTGGAGAAGAGGTTCGACAATACAGGAGCATTGTTTACAACTTCCGCGAGAACAGGTCCGAGAAATTGCGCTAGAGCTACTTGAGCTTCGTAAGCAACGTCACGATTCTTGGAGGCCATAGCCTTTACCAATTCGATCTGTTCAGGAGTTCTTTTAAGTGAGATTTTCATATTACTTTTTAAATTTAAAAATTAGCCTAATTTGATGATTGCGTAATTACCAGAGAAGGTGTCAGCGATAGTAGCACCATTAGCACCTCTTGAACCTGTAGCGAGAACTTCGCCAATTAAAGCAGAATCAGTTAATGCAGCACCAGTAATTTTTCCAGCATTTGCGGAAAGTTTAAATCCAGAACCAACACTTAAAGTACCATCAAAAGCTCTTGCAGAAACTGTGAAAACTCCGCGAGTTGCGACTGGCACAGCTTGGCCAGGGAGCAACACTTGATGATCCATAGCTTTTTGCTTGTAATAGAGAAGCTTCTCTCCATTTTCATCGTACTTTGCAGTTTCGAAAAGTGTGATTCCGAGAGGCTTGATATCGCCAGAAGCTGCGGGACCAATCTTGAGAGATACTGATGGATATGCATTTGATCCAACAAATGGATAATCAGTTTTTCCAAGGTAAGAATTCGATCCGTATGTAACAGGATCAAGATCCAAATTTCCAGCCGCTACTTTTACGAAAACTCCAGCATCACCAGCACCAAAGCCAGTAATGTTTTCGTTTACCGAAGCGTCTTCGAGTGCGAACATGTTGATAACATCATGTTCATTATATTGTCTAAAGGGTAATAGTCTTTTGCCCATATTATTTTATTTGTATTGTTAGTTTTTCTGTTAAGAAATTGTGATATTGTCTTTGCTAAATGCGCCTTTGAATTTTTCGATTAGCGATTTAGGAGCTTGAGAGGATTGCTCATTATTGTTTGGCATTCCAACTTCGGAAGCTTTTACTTTATCCAAAGCGTCTTCCACGGAAGCGGAAGCTTTAGACTTTAATTCTGAAATTCTTTTTTCGACTTCGGCGTCGATAGCAGCTTTCATTTCTTTTTCTTTTTCTTGCTTTGCTTGCTTATCTTTGTTCTTCCACATTACGCCAAGTTTCTTTTTGTAAGCTGCGAAAGCTTCTTCGCTTTCTTCCAAATTTTTAATATCTTCCGCTAAAATTTGGCGATCTTCGTCATCAAGTTCGAATGCTTCGTCAATTTCTTGCATTCTAACATTAAAGCGAGCGAGAGCTTCTGCAGTTTTTCTTTGAGTTTCAAACTCATTAATTTTCGAAAGCGCTTGAGCTAATTGCTCTTGGACTTGTTCGACTGAGGCTTTGAGTTCTAATTTTTCTTTCTCCGCATTTTCAACGGAAAGTTTAGCTTGCTCAATGTCTTTGCGATATTCTTCGTCTTTCTTTTTGATTGCTTCGGTAAATGTTGCAGTCATGTTTGCTGCAGCTTCTTGGGAAATTTTCTTTTCCAAAAGAGCTTCTTTAACTTCGGAAATAAGATTGTCTAAATTCATGGCACTTTCTTTTTGATGGTTTACAGTGTTGTTTTCTGATTGGGAATTTTTTTTGGTGAAAAAGTGAGATTTAAAATGATAAATTTTAGCTTTTGGTTCTTCTTTTGGTTCATAATTTTCTGCTTTGTCCGTAATAACTCCATTGACATCTGCAGCTGGATTTGTTGTAAAACCAATACCCAAAGGATAGACTTCCCCAACAACCAAACGATAAATTTTTGTTCCATCGTCGAGCTTTCCAGAACCACCATAAGATTTTAATTTGCCTTTTAATTCTTCTATATGTTTTTCATCGCTAACTATTTCCGCATCTTTTAAATTATCGGAACCAATTGCAATTTTGTAGTCATTAAAACCCAACTCCCAACTTGTTGAAATCTTTCCATAGTATTCGCTTGATGGATCTTCAGACGAAGCTTGAAGTGCAGATGCAAATTCTTTATTTACAAATTTGTAAACTACAGCACCCAAAGAAATATTAAAAACTTCAGAATAATTATTTAATTCGTCTAAAGTTAAAATTTGACTATCGCCATATCTGCTAAAACCAGCAGTTAAAATATGACCAACAACTTTTTCTTTTTTATGCTCTATGTTTGTCGGTTTATGCTTAAAAAGTTTAGCAATTCTTAAAGCTGTTTCCGTATCAATTCCGTCATCATTTTTATTGAATCGATTTACTAGCGCTGCATTGAAAGCTACTCCCAAAAGATCAATGTTTTCATTGAGATCGACTTCATCATTCGGAATTAATGAAGACAAATTTTCTAAAGAAGCTCTTGTGATTTTTTCTTCAGTTAAAATCGGGCAAACTTTAATTTGTCCAGTTGTGAATTGAGTTATGTATTTATATTGACTGTTCATCTTTTTCGGAATGATATAAAATTGCAGAAGGATAAGTTTCTAATTCGTGTTCAGCAGAAATATCTAAAACTTTATCAATTGTGTGAAGTTCTTGAATTTGATTTATGTCAACTATGCAGTTTTCCAACTGATTCATCCACTCGTCCATTTCTGTTGCGCATACAATTGATTCACAAAGTTTATCAGCCATTTGGTTTTGGCTTTCATTTAAAGTTTCAATGCCATATTTAGCTTTTAATTTTTCTTCAACTTGTTTTCTAAAATTATCTACCTTGCCAACAATGTTTTGAATATTCTTTTGCGAATAAGCTTTTACTACTTTTTTTGCAGTTGGTTTTTTAGTGCCAGCTGGACGGCCTGGAGATTTTGGAGTTGTGTTTTTGGGCACTGCATTAGCTGAAGGTGGTGCTACTGGCACTGCAGCACCAGCAGGAAGTTTAGGAGCTGGAGGCGCAATAACAGGTACACCACCAACAAGAGGATTGTAATAACCTTTCTTTCTTTCCTTGACAAATTCTTCTTGCACGGTTCCAATATCTTCAGAATTTGGAAATTTTCCAGTATTGAAAACGTCTAATCCTTGTTGAGGAGTGATAATTCCCAATTCCATTAAACGAGTTGTAATCCTGAGAACTTCAGTCTCATCTTTAGAATCCATATCTACAAATTTAGCTACAGGAATAGATCTAAATCCTAAATTCTTTGCAGTTCTTCTGATTTCTCTTTGCAAGAAATCATTTAAGAATGCTCGTCTTGCTTCGTTCAATCTATCCATGAATATTCGAGCTTTAACTTCGGTAGTATTATATTTTTCACTACCAATCATTATGTTTTGTAAGCCTTGTCGAATGTCTTCGTTTAATACTTGATATTTTTCTGGACCAATAATTTTTGAAATGTCTGGAATAATAAATTCAGCTTTTGTCGTATAGTCTGAAACTAAAACCCTACCAACACTTTCATTCATAAACAATTGTTGCATTGCTAATAAATTGTTTTGATTGATTCCGCCCTTTTCTGGTTCAGTTCCCATTGTTATTAATAAAATAACATTTTCTACAGTGCGAGTTATAGCTTGATCCATCTTTTTTAATTCAAGTTTCGCATTAATATCTTCCAAAACTGAAAAACCAAATGGGATAGCAAAGGGTTCGTAGTCTTGTTTTTTGTAAAAACTGTAACTCAACTTATCATTTTCAAGTTTTATTAATAATCCACTACTATAATACTGACCTTGTTTAATTTTTTCTTGAACATCTGGAGGTAATGCTTTCAGCACTTCTTTGTCGTAATCATCTTTTGGATTGCGCAGTCTTTCCATGTCATATTCGGAAAGAATTTTTTCATAAGCTCCAGTTGCAAAACTAGTACTTCTTTTAGCGACGATATCGAAAGGATTTAATAAGATATACTTAATAGGAAGCTTATTTGGTTTCAATCCTTCCGCAGCATAAGTTTTTGAAATGGTTGCAAAATCTTCTACTGAAAGTTCTCCATCAACTCTATATAAGAAGATATTGCCGCTTCTGTAATACTCTCTAAAATACTGATCTTTTAAGTCCCATAAACGTATCTTATTGAACCATTTATAGAAAAAGTCTCTAGAAGATTTATTGCCGCCTTCTAAGTAGATTTCTGAATTGGCAAATTCTGCCATTACGTCGATTGAGTTTCTGAAAATAGAAACGTTCGCATACGCTTTTTGACATAACTCAATAGCCTCTCTTACATTGACTCCGTCTGCCGCATATTCATACGGCAACATTCCCATTCGAATGCTGCTAAATCGATTGTAAGGATTTGCAAAAGCAGCTCTATTTACTCTTGTTGAGTTAGTTCTTATTGAACCATTTTTGTCACCAGATCTTGTATAATTTGCAGTGGAGACTGAAGCGTCGGAAGTATAAAAAGGTTCTCCAGCAGAAACTGGAGGCACTGATACTGATCCTTGTGAAATTTTTACTTCTGCTGGATATTCTTTTTTGAATTTTCCCCAGTATTCAGACTTCTTATTATACTTTCTCTTTTCTGACATATTATTGATTACACTTAAAAGTTAACTTTAAAGTCACTTTATAAACATTGGTACAAATGATGCTATTTTAACCTCTGGAGTTTTTAACATATCATAATAAACATTCATCATCCAATTACCTAAAATGAGCGCCGAGTAAGAATCTTTTCTCGCTCTGTCTGGACCCTTTTGACCTTTTAGATTTGGAGGCAAATCGAAAGTTTGAGTGCCATTTGCTGTTGTACTTGGTTGGATAAGAGCACATTCAGCTTTAGTTAAGTCTAACATGTCCTTTTGATGCTCAATGAAGTCAATCATCTTTGCTCCAGACCCTTGATTCTCATCTTCCACTCGCAAAAATTTAATATTGTCTATTGGAATGCTTTTGCTTCTTTGAGATTGATAATCATCATTCATGGCAGCTCCAGCAAAGAATATTTTTTTGTGATCGAAATCTGCTTGCAGTAATTCGTTGGCGTATCTAATCCAACCAGAAGATGGTTTTCTTAAATGACAGATTCTTTTTTGAGATAAGTTGTATTGATTTTTGCATTCTTTAATTGCTTCGTGATAATCTGGAAGATTTTCGAAATCTGCGTCAAAAGTCTCAATTTTAATTTTTGAACTTTTAAATAGTTCACTTTCATTTGCTGAATTCAAGAATTGGACTCCTCCATTGTAGTCACCAACCATACAAACAATATTAAAATGAGTTAATAAATAATGAAAATAAAATATATGATCTTTTAATGTAGTTCCTGCAACGGCATAACTATGAACTACTGTTCCAGTATTTTTTTCCAAATTTAATTTAATAACTTGCATCGCAAAATCATCAGACCCTTCAGATTCTGACCACGAAGGATCGAATGATAAAATATATTTTGCTCCAGACTCTCCAGCTACTTCTACAGATTGACCTTCTCCGTCTTTTATTGTGCAAGCGATCATTTTACTTACCTTAAAATAGCCACTGCTATCATCAGTAAACACTGCGCCATACTCTCTTTGAAATGCAGACTCACTTAGTGTCGCTTTTGCTTGTTGTAGAGCTGCCGCATCATACAGTTGACTTGGTGCGCAATCATAACTAAAATGCATAATTACTCTATGCGCTAAATTTTTAGTATCTTCTGACTTAATTAAATTTTCGTACTCTTGATATATCTTATAAAGATATTCAAACTTATAACTCGCAGAAGATAGTCCTATAATTTTATTGTTTGGCCAAATTGTACGATCATCCTCTTTCATTTTTCCTTCAGCAATCATTTTAGTTTCCATGTTGTAAATGTTTTGCCTTTCGGTAGGATTTTCTACAACAGCTAAGAATGGAGTTATAACTTCCGTAAAAATCTTTTCTGGCATCAACAAAAATTCGTCAATAATCATTCTTTGAAAACGGAAACCACGAAGTTTTTCACCATCACCCAGCGGAAGAGCAGTAATTCGAGATCTACCAATCTCCATAAACCATTCGTCATTACCTCTAGAAACTCTTGTAATAGCCTCTGCGAACATAGAAGCTTTAACCGTCTTAGAAATCTCTTCAATCTTCCTAAAGATCATTTTTGCTTGACGAAATGATTTAGATATGATGCCAATATGAACACCTTGATGCATAATTGCATCTAACACTGCGAAAACACCAGTAGTAAAAGATTTGGAAAGACCACGACTCCAAATACCCAAGAAATAATCAGTCTGAAACATGGCTTTGATAGCCATATGTTGAAATGGAAACAATTCTACTCCAGTTAAAAGTTCTGAAGTGAAAGATGGATTCTCTCTTAGAAATTTATATAATAAAATTTTAGCTTCTCTTTCGTCTAAAAAGCCTTCCCTTTCAAGAATCAATTTATTGATATCTCGATCTCTATTTCTGCTCTTTTGATTTCCTAATTCCCAGCTCATGATTGCCTTTCGTTAACAAAGTATTGTAAATCAACGTTCCAAATTTTTTTACCATGCAGTAAAATTTTAGGAATTAAATTTTCACTATTTTGCCTGTTTCCAGAAAATACAAATTGACAACAATCTCTATATTCATGTTGCAATACCCGCATGTTGTGATAAATATATTTCATATTTGCTTTGTGAGCTGATTTTTTATTTGAGTCATCTAATCTTTTTAAATCAGATTCTATGACAACAAACAAGTAACAATCCATTGCCCTGCACCTATCCAATTCTCTTTTAAATCTTAAAAAATTGTCTTTACTTAGTGTGGACTTAAAGTCTCCTTCAGATTTTCTATCGACAAATGTATAATCAAAATGATCTTGGATTGCGTAGTCGCCAACATCAAGTTTTCTAATTATTTGGTTATTAAAAAATAAAGGTTCTTGCTCTCTGGTATCCGTTAATATTCTTATATTCTTTGTCAAGTCATTATTCCAAAAATTAGTTGGAATTTTTTCGCTAAACATTGGTTTTATATTTATTTCTTGACAAGCAAACGTATAACTTTTAAAAAATTTTTTATATATCGATATGCTTGGAAGCATGCTTGTGTACAATTCGATTTCGTTCGGAGCAAATTTTAAATTTCGACTTTTAATTCTATTTTCGAGCTTGCTTAATATATAATTTCTGACAGTTTTCTGATTAGCAGTCTCACACCACGCATAAACTTCAGATATATTATTAAAATCATACTCAAAATAAGATTCTTTATTTTTGAACGGAAGTAATTCATTGGTTAGTAAATTTCTACGTGAAAAATGTTTTACAAAATAATCATGAAGATAAATTCCATGCTTTTTTATGTGTGCGTGCAAAGATCTTTCGGAATCAAACTCTTGTTCACACTCTAAACAGTTAAATGACATCTTCTTTCGATATACCTAAAACTCTTGCTTTGAACGCAGCCATTCCTTCAAGACGTTCAGCTTCTTTCGACACTAATTCTTTTTGCATTTCAGCAATTCGAACCATATTTTTGCGTTCATCTTCTTCTTGAAACATTTGAACAAGCGAAAGAATAGAAGCATTTTCTCTTTGCTTGTTTTTCATTCTTTCTGAACGATCTCCTTGAAGTTTTTTTGTCAAAGCTTCGATTCTTCCTTCACATTGATGATATTCACCACTTTTAGCTTTGATAATTTCTGCCAGCTTGACAGTCATTTCATTTTGATCTTGCGCATCTTCAAATAAATCATTTAATTTATTTAAATGCTTACTTATGACTTCGAGATTAATAATCTCCTTGCAAACATTCATGTACAAATTAAGTTCGTCTGCAGTTAGATCTGGCTTATCCCAAGTTAATCGAATAAATTCTTCTTCAAAAAGATTACGATCATCTTTAGAAGTATAATTATTCATTATTTTAATAAATCGAGAATTCGATAAATTTATTGCCATCTTGTCTAGACAATTTTTTTGATTTCTTGTGAGTTTTAATTCTTCCAATTGAGTTCCAGTAGAATCAAATACTTTTTTAATTAGTCTTGGGTATGATTTGGGTGGACTGTATTGCGTCAATAAGCCACTTTCTTGACTTGGCACAAAATCTTCGTTGACTGTGCGGATGTGTTCCAATACCGCCCTCTGTTCGGCTCCCAGCTTCTTCACTTGCCTATCTGGGAACAATAACTCAGCGATTGCAAACGAACTCATTCCATTTTCCGCAGACTGCATTATAAAATGTTTGTTAGCTTCCGTTAATTCTACGGCATCTACTTTCGTATGTTTAGTAGTTTTATATTCGAGTTTGTTTCTAACTAAAAATGCTCTAATTAATTTGCCTTCGATTGATCTCCCATCAATTGTTTCGTCTTCAAAAACTTTTTTTGTTAGAATATTTAAATCTTTAACTAGTTTATAGTTATTTAAAATAAACTGCTCCTGCTCAAATGTTAAACTAGATGGTTTATTCTGCTCCATAACAAATATCTTTATTCTTTAAAATTTCTAAAGCCTTTTCTCTAAAGAGTTTTTTAAGATTTTTGATTTGTTTGTATCCAATCATTCTATTCTTTTCGGTAGTTTTATACCCCATGAATCTAGCCACCTCTTCCTCATCCTTCTTCTCAAAGAAAAGCATTACGTATGCATTATATTGCTTTAATGTCAGCACTTTCTTCATTTCATCATTCAGCATGTCTACAGAAGTAAATGAAAAGAATGAATTATCTATTGTTTCTTCAATTTCTTTTTTGTGATTCTCCAAAGCCAGTGGCATTTTTAAATCGTATCCGCTTTTTTTCTGCTTTTCCCATTTTTTAAATAGTTCGCAGAAGCCACCTTGTAATCCATTTGGAGAGATAATGCACTGATCTTCGCCACCGTTATGCGGACACCCCAAACAAGGTCTAATATAATTAGTGTAGTTGTTCCTAATTAAATTTTTAAGTTGATTAGATATAATTCTTCCAATCCAAGGTTCAAGGGGTTTTGATTGATCCCACATGTCCCATTTTTTATATATGTGCAGTTTAATTATCTGAGAAACATCATCAAAATCCATCCAAGCAATGGCCGTTAACTGCCATTTGTTTCTTTTTTTATTTATTGCTTTTATTATTATGTCGCTTTTTTCTTCAAAGGAGAATTTTTTAGTTTGTTTCGCGCTCATTCATTGCCTCATCTATGCTTTGGCGTTGCCCAAGTTTTAGTGATTGATGTTCAAAATTTCCATTTAGTAAATCGGACATTTTTACTACTCTAACGTCTGAAGAGTTATCTATGTCTACTTGCAAAGACCTAAGTCTTGGAACTCTAGTAGAATCAGAAAAAACATCTTCTGCATAAGTCTCTCCATCTTCATCATCCTCAACAAAATCTTGCTCATCCGATTGAGTTTTACGCAATTTTACTTGAGCTGAAGTCGGCATTTTTTTATGAGATGTTCTTCCAGCATATGGTTGCCCACATTTTGAACAAAAATTCGGCGCAGCGAATTGATATTCAGATTTACTACCACAGCTTGGACAGAATATTGACGCCATATTTTTTCTTATTATATAATAAGATAAAAAGAACTTCTTTAAAGAAGAACTGGGAAATTAAAACTTACGACAAGTAACAATTATTGTTTTTCTTTTTCTTTTTCCTGCTGCAATTTAATAATAATATATTTAAGAATTCCGCTTCGATAAATATCATTGTTATCGAACTCAAAACAAAAAATTCCATTATCTTGCGAGTCTTGATCATTAAACAAATTAAACATTTGTCTAAAGCCTGTAGATTTAACATCAGCCTGCATGAAATCTCCACAGATAAACATTTTACTATTCTCTCCAATACGAGTAATGAGAGTAACTAATTCTTTATACGAGAAATTCTGAGCTTCGTCAGCTACAATTAATTTATCAGCCCAGCTTGCACCTCTAAGATAATTTATTGGCTTTGCAGATAGCAGTTCACTTTTTTTTAACCATACTGCATGCTCTTCTGAAACCATTTCGTCGATTTTTTCCCAGAGAGGAGTTACGAATGGTTCAAATTTATGATCAGCTTCACCTGGCAAACTGCCAAGACCTTTTTCTGCACTTTCAGCAATACTTCTTACGTAAATTATTTCTTTATTTGTGTCTTTTGCCAACAAGTTGATTGCTGCATAAACAGACATATACGTTTTGGATGTACCCGCTGGTCCTGCTAAGAAAATAATTTTAGAATCATCGGACAATGCTAACTCTAAAAATTGTTTCTGCTTATCTGAAAATTTAAAAGGTCTTTGTTTAAAATTTACTCTTTCTTTTGGTCTTGGGGCAATATTTAGATCTTCGGTCTTTTTGGGATTTGGTTTTTTAGCCATTAATATATTATAAATTAAAGAATGACTTCTTTTATAATAACTCTTCCGTTAAGTGTTGAATTTTGAGCAATAGAAACTTGTTGGGAAGTTATCCTTCCATTGATATCAAATGATAAGGAATTATAATTTCCATCTGGAGTTGAATCTTTTTTACTTAATGGGAGGAAGTATACATTTGTGGCACCTGGATTTACTCCTGTTACATCTACAACTGCTCCTATGTTTTCTCCTTGCACGGTTGTAGTTCTTTCTACTGCAGTTAGAACTACTGATTCTGGAGTTTGTTGTCCTAATGGATAGATTGGTGTTCTTTGGCAGTCTACATTTATTTCTATTGATACTTTGGTCGATGGAATATTTACTGTAGATCCATCCATTTTAGTTGTTAAAGCGTGAAGAGCTTCGTAATACGGACTAGATGTATTTTTAGGCACTATTAATTGTTCAGAAAAACCAGATAAAGTTTGACCCTTTAAATCTGTCACATCGTAAGCTATAAAATTAGCTGAAACAGATACTGGTTGATATGGATTTATTTTTACTGAATATCCTTGAAGATATACTTTTTTAAGCAAGAAATTTGAGAAGTATATTTGATGACCATTAGCGTAGTCACCAGTTAATCCAAAAAATCCCAATTGATTATTTTTTTGGATATTGGTTATTGAGGTATCTTTTTCAATTATTGGAATAAATGTCATTGAAAACTTACCTTCCAATGGTCCAGTTAAAGAAAAGTCATTTCTTACTTGAGCTTTACCTAAATAACGATTTGCAGTTAAATTTGTATCTAATGATAAGCTGGCTTCTGTAGCCATAAATATCTTGGATACATCTTTTGAGGGAGCTGTATTTTGTGAAGTGAATTCTGCAAAAACTGGTAAATCTGAATATTTTAAAAATGCCATTGACTTATTCCTTTAGTCTTTTTACACTCTTAGTATGACGAAGAGCGCAACTACCAAAATAAAAAAGTGCATAGAAATAGCCAAATGCCTGAAGAAAGACAGACAAACTGGTAGAGCTTTTCACATGACTTTCGTTTATAATAAAAACAAATTAATAAGCATAGGAATAAATAATCTTAAAAAATTACATAGAAGAAATATGTTTGGGGTTTATAAGGGATTCAAAGATAATCCAGAGAAATATATTGCTTCAATCCATTCTGAGATAGATGCGCTCATTAAAATGGGCAAAACTGACTGTTCTAAGTTTACCTTTATTAATGTTAGAATTGATAATGAAGATAAGGTAAAAATGGCTAAACCCTGTCAGAACTGTATGAAAGTCCTGCAGGGTTTAGGGTTTAAAAATATATTTTATACCTTAGATGATGGCTCTTATGAATCTGTTTGGTGACAATCTCCACCACAGCATTCATTTTCGGGGCAATCTTGATCAATCATTTCTTGAATTTCATCCATCGTGCATGACTCAACAAAGATTGGCATATTTTCTCCGACATATGCTCCAAGGATGTTGAATTCGTAATATTCAAAAGCTTCGTCTTCTGTCATTTTGCCTTCGCTATCATCAATTAGTTTTTGAATTACTTTTGCTTGGTCATAGATGAGCGTTCCTCTATTGCCAAACTTAAAGCCCAAACCAATAAGACAATCATCGAATCCATCAGCTTTAATATATGCTGGTTCTGTTAATTCGTTATCTTTGATTTCGCCCATTTTGAGATTTTTTACATATTCCATGTGCATTTGATAAAGATGTTCGCCTGCTTTACTTATTTTATCATTTTTAATTGTTTCAAAATAAGTGATTGAACCTAGACCGTCATTGAACCATTTGAGCTGATGTTCAATTGGAATCATGAAATGTTTGTGGCCAACTTCATCTTTCTTTTCTGTTGTGATATCAGAATAGTGTTCGAGCAATTCTTTTGTTGATGTGAATACTTTAATTTGTTCAGTTTTCATTGATGTTATAGTAAAATGAGTCTGTATCTTCTGACACCCATTTATCGGATGCAGTTTCTACAGATAACAACTCATGATCTACTTTAATATCTTTTTTGTCAATAGGAAAATCGCGGCAAATGAAATTCGAGTCTTTCCAATAGATTCTATTGTTTGGTTGGCAGAGGAGATAGCCATCGTCTGCCGCTAAGATGTGACCGCATTTGTAATCGCTAGGTTCTTCGCTGTAGGGATTGTCATACCAATCCACAGTAAACATATAAGTTGCCCAGATTAATTTTTTATCTTTTAAAATGACTTGGCATCTCTTTTGTTTGAGATATTCATAGCTTATGACTTCAGCCTTTTCGCCAAAACAGTCCCAAAGTTGTTTGAAGTGGTAGGGGATGTCATGTCCTGGCGGTGATAGAAATATTTCTGATATTGGTACTCTAGACCGAAGCATTCCGTAGTCAGTCATGATGTGAAATGTTAGGATTTTTCCTGAGATTGATTGGAGGGCAAATGCAATGCAGGGATCGAAAACCTCTTTGTCGAAATTTTTTTTAGTAAAGTGTGATCTGCGGACGAAGCACTTGAAGTTTACGTCGTGGTTCATAAAAAAGGTTACACGAATAGAGGCGTCCGATTTTTTTTGAGTTTAGTTATGTGTTACATGGGGATAGATTATAATGATTTTAAAAAAAGGGGGAGGGGTATAGTTTGGAATGGTAAATTTTTGGGTGGTGGACTGAAAAAATAGTCCCCCCTGGCCTGGCCGCCAATGCACCGCATGCATTTTTCAAATAATGGGGGGGGATAAAAAAAGATTAAATAAATGTTGCGGTTCGAAAGCACTTCGCTTAGTCTTCTCACATGGATATGAAATTGACTGTTAACGGCGAAGTGATCGAATGCTTTGATATCGTGATGGATATCGATATGGCGGATTACCCTGACTTTTGCGATGCGTGCATCATCGATGCATCGAAAAAGGTTGGCGACAAGTACGTTGCGCTGACGCCCGAAGAATTGGAAAGCATCCCTTCGGATGAATGCCAAGATGCTGCTCACGATTACATTCACTAGTATAACCTTCTCTCATTCACCTACTTATGCAAGACCCACTAACACTAGCAGAAAACTTCGTCGCATGCGTAAAGCGCAACGCCGAAAACACTTACGCACCTGAGCATGTTGACACATGCACGATTGCGCACCTTCAAAGCACGCTGCAAATCCTAGCATCGCATCACCCTCAAATTCAGGAGTTTCTGAAACTCAGGATCGAAAAGATGGAGGGCCAAGGCAAATGAGCTTCTTAACTCTCTCTCTTTTAGTGCTTTGCGCATGCAAAAAAAAGTAGCATAAAACACAAAAAAAAACTTGTTTCTCTCTCTCGCTCACCTATACTTCTCACATGTTCACATTATACGTTAGCTTAAACAAGGCAGGAAACTTCGGGCATGAGGCGATTCGTTGCGAGACTCGCGAAGAGGCGAAAGCCGTTCGCGCAGAGCTCTTTGCAAGCGGGCGTTGCGATATCAGCTTCGCGCTTATCCTCACCAACGAAGAATATGCAAAAGAGTGCAGTATGCACTTTGATCATTCGGTAAAAAAAGCTTAAAAAAACACGAAAAAAACCTTGTTTCTCAATCTCAATTCCCTATACTTCTCACATATGGCAAACCTGACAATCGCAAACGGATCGAACATCAAAGTCACCTATCACGCATCATCGAATGATCGCGTGAATGATAACGGCCAATTCAAGACGCTAGAAGGCGTCTTAGTTGAGTCCAAGGCATGTGGCGCTGGTACGCAATATATCCTCTCAACGGCCAAGGGCACGCGAAGCTTCACTAGTGCGGCAAAAATCCGCACCTTGGAAGTGAATGGCCTCAAGCTAGTTAGAGAATACGCAAACGCCTAAGCAAGAATCACAAGGGGGGGCGAAAGCCCCCCTCAACCTACACAAAAACACACCATGAAAGACATCCTTGCAGCATCTGCATTAGTCCTATTCCCCATGACATTCATCACCATCGTCGCGCTAGTTGCGGAAGGTGTAGATTACTTCACAAGCAAGAAGTAGGTGCATGCACGCCATGCATGGGATGCGGCCCATGCATGGCCATGCGGCATGTGCATCGCATGCATGCGGTGCATGTACATGTGGCCAGTGCATGATGCAGAAAGTGCATGATCCCTGGCGCTAGGCAAGAAGTGCCTAGTCTCTAAGGCGGCAAAAACTCACTAGGCAAAAATTGCCAGGGGGAGCCCTGGCCACCCTGTCAAGCACTATTGAGCATAAGGTGAGAAATTTTTTGCAAAATAATCCTTCCAATCGCAACACTCTTTTTGTATTGTACGCGCATGGTTAATTCATCCGTCCTCACCGCCACCCTAATCCACGTTCGCGCCTGCGTGCGCGACCTCAATTGCTCCTCCCTGACGGAGGAGCATATCGCGCTCCTGCATCAAATTGCGTCATTCGCATGCGCGAACGCGCAGGAGGCGCGTTTCGTGCAGGAGGCGGATGTCGCCTCCGTTGAGCAGTTTGAGGAGCGCGAGCGCTACGCGCATGATGCGCTCGCCGCATGCGGTAAGTAGCCTCACAACGTAAACCCCTCAACCCGAAAGGGTTGGGGGCCAGGGCTACCCCTGGCCTGGGCGTCAAGAACTATTATGCTATTAGGTGAAAATTTTTATGAACTTTTTTTCATGCTTGGCATGAAAAAAGAGTGTTGCGCGTGTTTCTTTTTCTGCTATTGTTTGGGCATGGAAAAAACAAATTGTCCGATTGAGTTGGCCGAAACCTACTTCGCGCAGGTTGAGCGCAATATGCGCGAGAAGTTTGATGACTGTGGAGTCGGTGTGGCGCATGCCGCTATGGTTGGCCACCTGAAAGTGCAGGTCATGACGCTCATGCTACTCGTTCCCGAATCCAAGCAGTTCTTTATCAACAAGTTAGAAACCACAACCACCAAGTAACATCCTATGCAAGACGCACTCAAAACCCTACAGAATCAACTACTTATCGAAACCCGCAAGATGGTTGAGGGGCTTGATCCCCTGAACCTCACTTGCGAACAGCATATGCTGTTGTTTTCGCTTGCTAATTCCTGCAGCATAATGATTCAGGAAGCGCATATCCTGAATCAGCAGGTGGCTGATGAAGAAGAACGCGAGCGATACGCGCATGATGCGCTCGCCGCATTTGGCAAGTAAGCGCAGCTAACCCCCTCAACCCGAAAGGGTTGGGGGCCAGGGCTACCCCTGGCCTGGGCTGTCAACAACTATTACGCTTGCAGCGTAAATTTTTTTGCTATTTTTTATTGCTTAAAAACAAAACTGTGAGAGTATTCCTACATGAACATTCAACCCCTCATTGATCTAATTAGGCAAAACTTCAGCGACCTCGATTCCCTGCGTCAGTTGCAAACCGCAATCGAGTGCATGATCGAAGAGCGCGAATATCAAATCAAGCTCATCAATGGCGACTCACCTGAGTGGCCACTAGTTTCTTCTGTCCGTCAAGTCAACAACCAAAAATAAATAGTATGAAAATAACACGCACATCATGGATCAGCGGCGAAGTCAACACCTTTGACCTCCCCGTCACGCAAGAGCAAATGAACCTCTATGCAGCAGGCGCACTGCTGCAGGATGCGTTCCCCAACCTCACGCCCGATGAACGCGAGTTCATCAAATCGGGCATCACCGCTGAAGAGTGGGATGAGATATTCGGTGGCCCAGAGGAAGAAGAGGAGCAGGAAATCGAGTAGCCTAAACGCCTCAACCCGAAAGGGTTGGGGCCAGGGCTACCCCTGGGCTCCTGTCAACAACTATTACGTCTTCGACGTAAAATATTTTGCAAATAAATGTTGCGCTCACTCTTTGCTGTGCTACATTTTTCGCATGACCGATTCAAAATATATACCTCAAGGAACCGCAGTGAGGATTGCGGTTCTAGCTATCCTTGAAGCACAAGACATGTCTATAGCAGAATCAATTCAGTTCCTTCTGAACTACATCGCAGAGCATGAAGGTTATGCGGTTCACGAAACATCTGTCACTTACATGAGAAAAATTCTTGACCTTGTGTGTGAGAGGATAGAACCCTCTCAAGCTATTCTTTAGTCTTGCGTTCACTCTTTTCTTTGCTATCTTTCCACATATGACAACTACAACATCGACAGTTCGCAGAACTCCACTCATCAACGGAACCAGCCTCAAGGGTTATATCTCAACAACATACAACCAATTGGTTGCAGTGTTCGGTGCGCCATGCAAGTACAATAATCCTGTCGATCCAAGCGACAAGGTTAACATCGAATGGTGTCTCAAGTTTCCAAACGGAACGGTGGCAACCATTTACGCATGGAAGCGTGTGCCGCAGAATCCAGACGTTGCGTTTGAGTGGAATGTCGGCGGCTACAAGCTCGACGCTTTGGAATGCGTTGACTATGAACTGTTCAAAAATGGCGTGACAAACCACTTGACAAGAACCTTTCGGTAGGGCAGGGTTTTTTTGTTTCCCCTGTTGCGCATAGCGCAAGCCCCCTCTGCGTTTCTCTGTTGCGCAGAGGGGGCTCCAGGGCTACCCCTGGCTTGGGTGTCAACAACTATTACATCTTTGATGTAAATTTTTTTGCATTTTTTATTTGCGCCATATCTCAGCTTGGACTAGGTTAATCGCATGAAATACACAGCTCAACAAGCATCCGACTACGTCAACTCATTGCCATCTAGTCTTCAGGACTTGCTATCTGATGACAATATGATGGCCCTTGAAAAGCACAGAGTTTTGACTCTCGATCCAGTTCAGAATCTTTACCACTTCGAAAATGGTTATGCTTTCATGTACTGGTTCAACAAAACGAAAGAATCATTCAGTTATGATATCTACTCAATTGATGAGCCCGAAATTAATCTTGTGTCAAAGGACGATCTAATGCAGGTTGAATGCTGGCTCACTGCACATGAGGTGATGAATCGTGACGCTTACATCGCGCCGAATGCCG